GCTTTTCTAACTTCATCAGCATTAAGTCTTTTAGCATTTAGTAATGGAGCAATTTCATTTGCTAAAGTTGTTTTGCCAGATCCTGGAAGACCCATAATTAATATTATTTTCATTTTAATAAAAAATATTAATTATTTTTATTCTCCTTTTACTTCTGTGTCCTCTGTTGTTTGCAACTTCTTAAGTTCATCATTAAAATTACTATTCCAATCCATTAAAATTCTAGCTATATTATTACCAAAATGTTTAAGAGTTAGTGCTGTTAAATGTAATTTCTTTTTTTCTTTTATTATTTTAATTTCTTGTTCTTCAAAAACAATATCACAAGAACCGTCATTTTTTTGTATAAATTTCATATTACTTACCTATTGTTGTTTATAGGGATTTGTTCCCCATTTTATTCTTTTATCTTTCCAATGATCCGTATAAGGACCGTTTGCATCAACATAATGTAAAAATGTTTGAGCTTGCCAATCACCTTGAAATTCTTCTCTCCAATGAGATAGCTCACAACCTAAATATATCACAGCATCTCCAGGATTTAAATTGACTGAATTACCCTCCATATAAATAGGCCAAGAAGTTCCATCACCTCCTAAATTTATAGTAACACTAATCTCACAAGCAGGTCTATCTTTGTGAGGCTCTAAGTCAGCAAATTTAGTATACATCCGCCAAAAAGAATATGTGGGCTTTAAAGAAAGCCCTGTAATTTTTTCCATCTCTAAATTTTTATTTATCAATAAAGATTCCATTAAAGGATCTGCATAAATTGCTGTATCTAAATTAGAGGATTGTTTTGTATCAAAATAATTTTTATTCAATCTATGTCTAATCCTACAATAATCTTTAAAGAGATTTATTTCGGTTTCAGTTAAAAAATTTTTTATTTTTTTATATTTAAATTGTTTTAATGTGTCCATGATACAATAGTATATCTTTCTCCATTTGTAACTGGTTTTACAGTATGAGGGTATAAAAAAGAAGAAGGCCATATTATCATTCTATTTTCTTTTTTAGGTATTATAAATTCTCCTGTTCCGTCTGGATTTCTAAAACAAAGTTCCCCTCCTTCGTAATTTTCATTTAAAAAATATATACAGCTAAAAGTCCTTGGATTAATAGGAGATGAATCACAATGCCAAGTATAGTGATTAAATTTGCTATATTTTAATACCTGTATGCTTTCCACTTCACATCTATATATATTTTTAATATTGTTTCTATGTATGTATAATCCTATATTATACATAAAACATTTCTTCATTATGTGAAACCAATGAACAGTAGTCATTGAATCACTAATATCTTCTAGATTACATTTTTCTGTTATTCTAATATCTTCATTTAGTTCATTTTTAGATATTGTAGCTTTTTCCCAATCTAAATTTTTACAGACTTTTAATAATTTACTAAAAGTTTTTTTAGGCATAATATCATCATAAACGGATATAAAATTTTTTAAATCCATTTTTTTTTACTCCAAAATTTAGATTTGTACCTATGCAAAAATTTTAAATTAAAAAACATTTTTTGTTTATTCATATAATTAGTTGAAACACCTGTTACTTTCATTTTCCAACTTTCTCTTTTAAAAGGTATTACCTGAACATAAGGAGTACCTTTTTTAATTACGGTATCTAAAATAGGGTATTTATCTCCGTTAATGACTATTGGAAAATTAATTTCTTGTGTAAAAGTATCTGTATCTACAATGCCTGGAATTATAGAAAACCTGTCATCTGTGTTATTTAATGGGGGTACAAATAAACAAGAATAGCCTGGTGGAGTTTTTATAATCCATGGGTTAAATATTTTTAAAAAAGGAAGTTGTTTATTTTTTTCAGCAAGAGAAGAACCTAAAACTTGTTTAACAGGGTGAACACTTGGAGCGTCTCCACCTAAATTTATAGATTTTGCTCTAAACAAATTACCCTCTACAGCAAGTGGATGCCATTCAATGTCTGGTTGTCCGTCTTTATTTTTTTTATTATGTACAAAAGCATAGTCTCGAGGTACTTTTAGAAGATAGCCAGTTGTTAATGTATCTAAAAAAGGCATACATCCTTTAACAGTTGTATTTGTTATAGTATGTTCTAATTTTTTATACCATTTAGGGATATTTAATTTTATTGGAGTAGGGTAATCTTCTTTTAAATCAACATAATCTTCATGTGCAATAAACTCTATTATATTGTTAAACATAAAGTTATAAATATATGTTTTTTTACAAAAAGTAAAGTAAAGACTATAATACTAAATTAACTCTAATAAATGCACTGGATCTTGTCCTTGATCGCTTGCGTATTGCTCTAAGCTAATATTTAAAGGAGTTAAAGTTGAAATATTTAATCTTTCTAAATAAGTTACATAAGAATTAACAAGAGCTCCTAAAGGTTTTTCAGAATTATTTTCTACATAATTTTTAAGAATTTCTAAATTAGATTTTATATACTCCCTTAAGTCTTCAGTTGTGCTAAAAAAAGGTCCTCCACTTGCTGATGGGTTAGGTGCCGCAGGATCTGGTGTTCCTCTTACGAAAAAGTTAACACTAGAACCAGTGTAGCTTATTACTTGTTTTTGACCGTATTTAATATCATTAAATTCTTCAGTTGTTATATCTAAAATAGTATAATCAGCTTCATTAAAATTTTTATTTGAATCCATAAAAGCTTGATCCCGAACTATGTGACAAAGTTCTCCTATTTGATTTTCAGTATCTTTTTTAAAAACTATTTTAGCCATGTTAGCTTCCTGTGTTTTCCATAATTATTATCGCACCTTTTACTCCAGAAGTACCGTCTCCAGTAGCTGGTGCGCCGATGCCTCCAGCGCCATAAGATGAAATTGTTTGACTATTTCCATCAGCTCCCCCCATAGATCCAAAGAATCTACCACTTGTCTGAATAAACGTGCCGTTAGATATAGATGTATTACCATTAGAACCATTAGCTGATGGTCCGGCACTACCCCAACTTCCTCCTTGACCGCCACCGCCGCCATTAAAAGTAAACACATTTGTAAGATTAGTATTACCTCCGGTACCGCCGGTATTACCTCTTGGAGCTCCTCGGTTACCTCCGCCGCCTAAGCCTCCTACACTATAAGGCTGAGAAAAAGGTGCGGTTACATCTAAAGAAATAAAACCGTAGGCTCCGTGGCCTCCATTTCCTCCGTTATTACCGCCGGGGCCATTATAGCCGCCGCCACCTCCGCCACCGCCGCCATAAGCGTATATAGCAGCAAAATTTGCAGCAGCATTTGCTGTGTAATTTCCTGAAGAAGGACCTGCTGCTCCTAACTTGAATACGTAACTTCCTCCGCCTGATGCTCCACTTGCAGCGGATGTGATTCTTCCTTGTGCATCTACCGTAATATCTGCAGTTGTGTAAGCACCTGCAGTTACCGCAGTGTTAGATAATTGATCTGGTCCTACTGCATCGTCTGCAATTTTTGCAGTTGTAACTTGATTGTCTGAAATTTTTGCAGTTGTAACTTGATTGTCTGAAATTTTTGCAGTTGTAACTTGATTGTCTGAAATTTTTGCAGTTGTAACTGCGTTGTCTGCTATTTGTGCAGTTGAAATTGTTCCAGTAATATCTGCAGCCGCAATACTTCCACCTAAAGTATCTAAAGATATTTCATTTAGATTTGTACCATCTGAATATGCGGCAAATATTTTTGCAGCATTTAAAGTAAAGCCAGTTCCACTTACTGTTTTAATTGTTAAATTTGTTGGTGCTACCACTGCTGAACAATCGAAAATATAAAATTTTTCTATTCCATCTGGAATAGTTACAGTTGATGCAGTTGTTAAAGTTCCTGTAAATTTAATAACCATGTTTCTTGCATTTGACAAAGTTGCGTCTGTCATAGCAAGAGTTACAGTTCCACCATCAGAAAGTGCTACTGCTTCATAACCTGCAACTGATTGTTGAATTAAATTTAAATTTGAATTTGTTTTATCTCCCCATGTACCAGCGTTTTCGCCAGTCACCATAAGTTCTAAACCGAGATCTGAATAACTTGATGCCATAAAATTTTAAGCTCCTGTTTTTTATATATTACAATATTACTATAATTATGCTGCTAGATCAACCGGTGTCCAGGTAACTTCTGTACCTACATCCACCTCAGCCCATGCAATTATATTAGGATTAGCCGCTGTAATTGTCAACCCTATACCTGTAGGAACTACTGTTGCTCCTCCTATAACTATTACGTTTCCAGGTGTTGCATAAGTAGCTGAAATTCCAGATACGTCATATCCTGATATAGGTGTACTATTTCCAACAGATAGTGTTGCTCCTATTCCTGTAAGTTCAACTAATCCATTTCCTGTAATATCTTCATTACCTATTGCAGTTTGAAGAGAGACACCGGTTACCGGTACTTCTGTTTTTAATCCTGCTTCAGCATCTCCTATAGCAGTAGATAAACTAATACCTGTTAAAGATACAAAACCCGTACCTTCTATAGATACATTTCCTAAATTTTGATTTATTAAGAAACTATGTGCAATTTCATTGTCAGAAGTTCCTGATGTTCCAACTGGTGTAATGTCTGCTGATAACTCAATTCCAGATACAGCCACGGTAACATCTGTAAATGCATCTTCGTTTCCTATTGCTGTAGAAAGAGAAATTCCTCCAAGTTCTACAGAATAATTAACTCCCCATGCCCATTCTCCAAAATAACCTCTGCCCCATCCTTCTCCTATTAAACGAGTGGGCTCAATAGTAATTGAAGAAATAGCAGAAGACGCAGAAGATCCGGTTACAGGGACACCTATATTTGTAAGTGTGGTTCCTATTGCTGTAGATAAAGAAACTGAATCAGTAAATACATCAGCTGAAGCACCGGCTACAGCTCCCTGTAGTGTATAAGAAGTGTTTATTCCAGATACAACCACATCAGCATTCGCTTGTGTAGTTGAGTTACCTATTGAAGTAGAAAGAGCAACAGATGAGACTAAAACGGTTTCATTAGATAGGTCTCCCCAATCTGATGCACCCCATGTTTTACTGCCCCATCCTGTTGCCATAATTCATAACTTTGTTGATTACGATATTCTTATAATCGCTTGAGTATCGTTTGCATCAGGGAACTGAATAGTAAATGTTCCAGC